CTACCCAGGAAGAAGAAGGTATGACGAATGAAAATGTTACCAGACTTCAAGAACTTCTTCAATACTATCCAGAGAATAAGGATCTAAGTATAGACGGTCAATATGGTGATGCTACTGTTAAAGCCGTGAATTCATTTTTTGATAACTACTATTGGACACCAGAAAGAAGGCTTGAAGAAGCCAAGGATAGATATGGTGAAAAGTATATCATGCAGTCAGAAATGGACGCTATGATGGAAGCTGCTCCAGATACGACTGATAAAAGGGAGTATTAAAGGGACTAAAGTGCCAGTGCTAAAATGCAACGGTGATTGTATGTGTGCAAGTCCGACACTTGTTGGATAGTTAAGGGCCAGGTGGAGGCTACCATGTCCCTTTTTTGTTTATAACTTATACTTTTTGACTTATAAACCTTATTTTTTGTATTATAAGGTACCATAAATGGCGAATTTTAACACAAAAGTCGTTTCAAAAGCTGAAGAAGAGCTTAAACTCGCATATGAGGACTTAATAGCATTTGGTAAGTTATTTCTACCAGATGACTTTACACGTAGTGAAACACCATTTTTTCATTATGAAGTGGCAGATGCAGTTGATAACAGGGACATCAGGCAGCTGGCTGTAATTCTCCCTAGAGGACATGGAAAGACAGTACTCACCAAGTGCAGCATTCTTCATGACTTCCTTTTTACTAAGGAACCTTTATTCTATGGTTGGGTGGCAGCAAGTTCCAAAATATCTGTGCCTAACCTTGATTATATCAAGTATCACATTGAATATAATGATAAAGTAAAGTATTACTTTGGTGATTTAAAAGGAAGGAAGTGGACTGAAGATGATATTGAACTTAACAATAACTGTAAACTTATATCAAAATCTAACCTTTCGGGTATAAGAGGTGGAGCGAAACTCCATAAGAGATACGATCTCATTGTACTGGATGATTTTGAGGACGAGAATAATACTATTACGCCTGAGAGTCGCTCGAAAATATCAAACCTTGTTACAGCGGTTGTCTTTCCTGCTTTGGAGCCGAAAACGGGAAGATTAAGGATCAATGGCACCCCAGTGCATTATGATTCATTTATACAGAAGATCCTCGTTGGATATCAGCAATCATTAAGGAAAGCGGAAAGATTTAGCTGGCATGTCATAACTTATAAGGCATTACAGGAAGATGGTACTCCTCTCTGGCCAGATTGGTTTGGAATGAAGGAGATGAACAGAAAAAAGAAATTTTATCAGGACTCAGGTACTCCACAGAAGTTTTATCAAGAGTATATGATGGAAGTACAGAGTGCTGAAGATGCAATATTTACCAGAGATCACATTAAATACTGGGATGGCAAGTTCTATGTAGATAAAGATACTGGTCTTTCATTTATAGATGCAAACGACCAAGGCTACCAACCCTGCAGTGTATTTGTTGGTGTGGATCCTGCAACTGATTCAGCAAGACGGGATTCCGACTTCTCTGTCATTATTGCTGTAGCAGTGACTCCAGACAACAATATATATGTTCTTGACTACATCAGGAAACAGTCCATCCCAGTATTAGGTATACCTGGAGAGAATAAACTTGGAATTGTAGATTACATGTTCCAGTACGCAAAAAGTTATAAGCCTAACCTCTTCACAGTTGAAGATACTACTATGAGTAAGCCTATATTTCAGGCACTTAACTCGGAGATGAGAAGGAGAAATGACTTCTCTATCGGATACAAGGCTGAAAAACCAGGCACCAGGATGAGTAAAAGAGACCGAATACAGGAAATACTGGCTCAAAGGTTCTCTATCGGGCAGATACATCTCAAGAAAATGCAATATGATCTGCATAGGGAAATAACAACCTTTGGCCCAAGAATGGCGCACGATGATACTATAGATGCACTTGCATATGCCTGCAAATTCGCTCATCCACCATTAGCTGCAGGTAAAGATAAAGAAGGCAAATGGTATAAGAAGAAGCCTAAAGCAAAAGATTGGGTGGTAGCTTAATGCCATCCGTAATTACAACCACAGACTTATCCGTAGAAGATAAGAGTGAACTAAAAACAGGAAATACAAGAAGGAGGCATGATATGCCAAGCAAAGAAGTATGTAGTAAGATAATAGATCCAGTAGAAAGAGAGAAATGTCTTAAATATCAAGGTGGATATGCTAAAAAAAGTCCAGGTGCAGCACCAGCAGGAAAAGCACCAATGGGGAAAGCACCTGCATCTCGAGGAATTAAAAAGCCTGGTTACTAATGCCTAAAGAAGCATTACATATTTGACCAGATAGTGGAAAGCTTCATCCAGTTGGGAAGAAGCATGTCAGGAAGGGAGGTAGTAAGATACAAGGAAGTGAAACGCCTAATTTTTACTACAACTTTCCAAAGAATAAGTACAAAGAAGGTAAATAATGGTTAACTGGTATAAAGAAGGAAGTTAAATGATTTTAATTATGGTAACAGAAATTGGGAAATTTGATGTTCTAAATGAAAAATTAGGACTAAAGGATGTTATTAACAGAAAATTTAAAACAATACCAGATATCTATAGAGCTTTTAGAAAAATAGTTCCAGAGGGCAGATATAGTCTGGCAGTAGCACAAGCAGGAAAAGATGGTAAGCCTGATAAATCAAAAGGTTTAACAATGATGGATACACAGCTTATTCAAAAAGATTTAGGGTAACGAATGGCTAAGAAGAAAAAAGTAGATCAGATAAGAGAATTATATAACCTGTCCAGCAACTGGACACGTAGTCAGTGGCAGTTCATAAACCAGAAAGGATATGAATTTGCTCATGACGAACAATTGTCTTTTGATGAGAAAACTGCTTTACAGGATCAGGGCATGCCTACATTTACGATTAACAGGATATTACCTGTAGTTGAAATGCTGAATTTCTATGCTACTGCCAATAATCCTAGATGGCAGGCTATTGGGGTTGAAGGCAGTGATTCTGATGTAGCAGCAGTATTTTCAGATCTTTCTGATTATATCTGGAGCTTATCTGACGGTGCAGCTCTGTATTCTAATGCAATAAATGATGCTATCTGTAAATCAATTGGATATATACTGGTTACTGTTGATACAGATATGGACAATGGCATGGGGGAGGTTGTGTTACAGCAGCCAGAACCATTTGATATATATGTAGATCCGAAGTCCAGAGATATGATGTTCAGGGATGCATCTTATATCCTGATAAGAAAAGTTCTTCCGAAAAGTCATGTTGCAAAGCTTTTTCCACATTATAAACGTAAGATTAGTAGTGCATCTTCTTTAGAAGGTCATGGATCCTATTCAGAAAGAGCACTTTCAGATAGAGAGCAAAAGCTTTTTTTAAGAGATGACTCTAATGCCGAAGATATGGGAGTTGATTCGGAAGGACAGCATGAACCAACATTAGAACTATTTGAACTCTACGAAAAGATTAAGATATCCTATATGAATGTATTTTACAGGATACCTCCTAATAAAGAACAATTAAAAGCTATTCAGCAGCAGGTACAAGTAAAAATGAAGGAGATGGCTGCTGAGATGGAAGTTGAGCTTATGGAACAGCAGAAACAAATGCAGCAGGCTGTTCAAGAAGGAAAGATGATTCCTGAAAGATTTGAATTGGAGATGAAGAAAGCCCAGCAAATGATGCAGGATCAGCTTCAGGCAGCTGAACAGCAGTATATGAGTAAATTGCAGGCAGAAGCATCAAAGATTGAAAATAAAGTTATTTCAGAAAAGGAATATAAGATATTGCTTAAAGATAAAGCTTTTCAGGAATCTATTGTTGATGCTGTGCAGTTCTATGGTACCAGGATTAAACAGACAATATGTGCAGGGGATAAACTGTTGTACGAAGTTGTATATCCAGAAAATGTAGTTGATTATCCGTTAATTCCATTTCATTATAAGTGGACTGGTACTCCTTATCCAGTATCTGCAGTTGGCCCTTTGGTAGGAAAGCAGAAAGAAATAAACAAATCTCACCAGATAATGGTACACAATGCATCTTTGGGTTCTTCCCTAAGATGGCTTTATGAAGAAGGTTCTATTGATCCAGATCAATGGGAGAAGTATTCTTCCTCACCTGGAGCATTACTTTCAGTAAGACCAGGATCTGAAAGACCAACTCCAATTATGCCAGCACCTTTGTCAAATGCGTTTTTTAGTGTTGTACAGGAAGCCAAGCAGGATATGGAGTATCTTGCTGGTATTTATTCATCAATGCAGGGTGATACACAACAGCAGCATGAAACATTCAGGGGCATGCTTGCGCTTGATGAGTATGGGACAAGAAGAATTAAGCAGTGGATGAAACATTCTATAGAGCCAGCCTTGAGACAGATGGGGAAAGTTATAATGCAGATATCTCAATCTGTGTATACAGCTAATAAGAGATTCAGGATTATACAGCCTTCTGCTATACAGGAAGAACGACAGCAGGAGATAAATATTCCAATTTATAATGACATGGGGCAGGCAATTGGGAAATCAATGGATTATTCAGCTGCCAAGTTTGACGTGAAAATTGTAGCTGGTTCAACATTGCCAGTAAACAGATGGGCATACCTTGCTGAGTTAAAGGAACTTCTTAAGTTTGGTGTTGTGGATGATATTGCTGTTCTTGCTGAAACAGATATACGGAATAAAGAACAAATAGCGAAGCGTAAGAGTCTATACTCTCAGTTACAGGGCCAGTTAGGACAATTGCAGGAATCATTGAAAGACAAGGAGGGGACTATCGAAACTCTGGAAAGACAGTTGGTACAGGCTGGTATTAAGGGTAAAGTTATGCAGGCTGAGATGGAGATCACTAAAAAGAAGGAAGAAGTGAAGGGTGATTTGAAGGATTCCTATCGTTCAACCGAGGCAAAACAGAAGCTTTTACAGAATGTAATGTCTAATCAAGTAGACGCTACAAAGAAAGATTTATCAAGAGAATTACAGTTTGCAAAAAAAGATTTGCAAAGTAATGACAAAAATAAGTAACATCAAATCAACTATGGGGAAATAATATGGAAGAAACTGTAGGCAACCCAGAAACCGTAACTATCGAGGAAGATCAGGTTACAGATAAGGTTTTTGGCTCCTCGGATAATTTTTTTGAAGCCCTTGAAGGAGATGTCAACGGTATGATAACCGAAGGCAACACTGAGGCAACCCAACAGGCAGTTGGCACCGAACAGGTAACCCAGCAAGAAGCTGTTGGCTCCGATAACGTGGAATGGGATGATGATGGCAACCCTTATAAAAAACGCTACAAAGACAGTAGTCGTGAAGCCGTCAAGCTGAGAGAACAGTATAAAGAGATTGAACCCTTTGTACCAGTTCTTGATGCAATGAAGAACGATAGTGGACTAGTAGAACATGTTCGTGAATATCTGGTAAATGGAGGTAATACTCCTAAAAGTATTCAGGAAGAGTTGAAACTGGATGAGGATTTTGTCTTTGATGCTAATGAAGCAATGACAGAACCCGAATCTGATTCAGCAAAAGTCCTGACTGCTCAGGTAGATAAAGTCGTTGAGAATAGAGTAGGACAAATAGTAAACCATGAAAAGCATCGAGCGCAGAAAGCAAACGCTGCTAAAATTCAGAATGAAATGGAAAATGACTTCAGGAAAAAGAAGGGTATGACTGATGAAGAGTTTGAGACCTTTAAAGGAAAAGCACAGAAACATGTGCTTACACTTGAAGACATTGACTATCTTCTGAATCGTGATCAGGCTAATGCTAATGTTGTCCAATCTACGAAGACCGATATGCTGACCCAGATGAAAAATGTACGACATATACCAACGTCCGCTAGTGGAGCCAATAGTCAGGCCGAGGAAGTAGATCCAAATAATGCGTTATTTGATGGTCTCCTTGGTCTGGATGGTGAATTAGATAACCTGTTCGGATAGATTTAACTTATATAAAGTCGCTTTGACTTGAGGTCTATCGGAACTTAAAGTAAGGAGTTCGATATGGCTGATTTTATATCGGCGATAACACCTAACACAGATCTTAGTGTTTCGGACTTTGATGGACGAGGGCCAGGTACAAGTACTGACCTTGCAACTGGGGATATACGTAGAAAGTATAACTTCGGCAGCAGGGTATCAGAGCTGGCAATCCCTCAAGATCCGTTTTTTCGATTTGTAAGTAAGGTGGCGAAAAAAGCGACTGACGATCCTCAGTTTAAATTCTCTGAGAAACGTCCTTCGTTTCATAAGCGGTATGCTTATGTCATGGGCTATGTACAGAATGACGGCCAGGATGAATTTGCAGATGACACCATTGAAGCATATAATGATGGTGGCACTGGATCTTCTGTAGCTGTTGGAGATACATTAAAACTGTATATGGCAGGTGATTATAAGAGTGCTGGTAATGTGCAGAATGTATTTGGCAATACATCTAACAAAATTGATGTTGGAGTTAGTGGAACTACACCAAAGTTCTTCATTCCAGGTCAAGTTATTAAGATTCCTACAATGACAAGTTCAGCTACAGCTGCAACCTCATGGGGATCCAGTTATATGTTAGCTAGAATAACTGAAGTTGATGCAGATTCATTTGAAAGTTCAGCAAAGGATAGTAAATATCCTGCAGTTGTTACTTGTAAAGTGGTAAAGGCAACAGATTCAAGCTATCTAGGATATGCTGGTTTTGATAACAATGACTTTGCTCCAAGTGGAGCTGACAGTGAAGCTGTTTCTGCTATATCTATTGCAGGAGTTCTTGAAAGAGCTAGAAGTTATGTAGTAGGTAGTGCTCACCAGGAAGGTTCTGGTTTTCCAGAAACCTGGATTGATCAACCTTATCAAAGCAATCATGGTCTTACTCAGATTTGGAAGACTTCAATGGCAATGACCAATACGGCTCGTGCCACAGTATTGAAGTTTGAACAGAATGAGTGGGCTCGTGTTTGGAAAGAGAAGTTGATTGAACACAAGTGGGATATTGAAACTTCATTACTATTTGGATCTCAGTATTCAGATGGTGATAGTATTCAGTATACTCAGGGTGCTGTTGATTACATTTCTGGTTATGGAAATGCATTTAGCTTAGATCCTACAACTAAAACTCAGGATGCTTTTCTTGATGATCTTTCTAATTACATAGATCCAAGATACAACAATAGCCAAGCAACCATGTTCTTCTGTAACACTGCAGTTTATAACTGGTTACATAAGTTGAGTGGGTACTTTGCTAATAATGTTGGCGTTGTACAGCCAGGTTCTGGTAACACTTCACCTACTTCATTCCCAGCGCAAACGGCTGCGGGTGGTAGTTTAGGACGTGCTGACATGAGTTTGGTAGGAAGAAAGAAGGTCTTAGGTGTTGATGTAACGCAGATTTCAACTGTGTACGGAGACATGAATGTTGCTCGCAATATTCACCTTGACGGTTCAAACGTGAAGATGCTTGGCATCAACATGAAGAACTGTGCTTACAGACCTTTAGTTGGTAATGGCGTTAATAGAGACACTTCAGTCTACGTAG